CTTCTGATTTATGCCCGTCTTCGGCACACCTACGGTCTGGATCGCGTTGATGAACGTCTTCAACAACGTCGCGGTCGCGCAGGCGATCACGGCGACGCTGAACTTCATCGCGGTCACCGCGGCCTCGATGGGCGCGAGCAAGCTACTCCAGAAAAAGCCGCCGGGCTTTGGCGATGCCTCGCTAGCTGACCGCACGCAGATGGTGCGGTCGCCGGTCTCCGCGCGGCAGATCATCTACGGCGAGACGCGCGTTTCGGGAACGATGGTTTACATCTCCACGACCGGCACGAAGAACGAATACCTGCACCTCGTCATCGCGCTTGCCGGGCACGAGGTAGAAGGCATCGGCGACATCTATTTCAACGACGAGCTCGCGCTTTCCGACCCCACCTATTCTGGATCAGGCTCCGCGGCCAGCGGTCGCTTTGCTGGCTATGCCGAGATTTACAAGAAGCTTGGGTCAGATACGCAGACCGTCGAAACCAACCTCGAGACGGCGACGTCCGGCCTGACCAACGGCCAATGGACAAGCAACCACCGCCTGCGCGGCATTGCTTACCTGTACGTGCAGCTGGTCTGGAACGAGGAGATCTGGGTCGGCGGCATCCCCAACGTCTCCGCGATGGTGAAGGGTAAGAAGGTTTACGATCCGCGCACCGCGACGACCGTTTACTCGGCCAACGCCGCGCTCTGCCTGCGCGACTATCTGACCGACACGCGCCTCGGGATGGCGATGGACTCGAGCGAGATGGACGATACGGCCTTCACCGCCGCGGCGAACATTTGCGACGAGCAAGTGCAGATCCTCCCGGCGTCGCCGACGACCTACGAGAACCGGTACGAGGCCAACGGCGTGCTGTTCACGAGCGCCTCGCCAGACGAGAACATCGGCAAACTGCTGTCCGCGATGGGCGGGATGATCGCCTACAGCGGTGGCAAGATCGTGCCTTACGCGGGCGGCTACCGCATCCCGACCGTGACGTTGAGCGAGGGCGACTTCGCGGGCGCGGTCCAGATCCAGACAAAGACCAGCGCGCGCGACCGGGTGAACGCGGTCAAGGGCGTCTTCGTCTCGGCCAAGTCCGAGTGGCAACCGACAGACTTCCCGCCGCTCGTCTCGTCCACGTACTACGCGGAGGACGGCAACATCCGGTACTACCGCGACGTAGTGCTACCGCTCACGACCTCGAGCTCGTGCGCCCAGCGCCTCGCGCGGATCGAACTGCGGCGCGCCCGGCAGGAGATCACGATGACCGCGCGGTTCAAGCTCGACGCGATGCAGCTGCGGGCGGGCGATACCGTGATGATCACGAACGCCAAGTTCGGCTGGACGAACAAGGTCTTCGAGGTGATGGACTGGCACTTCGCCAGCGACGGCGAGCCTCCGCAGCTGGTCGTCGAGATGACGCTGCGCGAGACGGCCAGCGCGGTTTACGACTGGGACGTGAGCGACGAGATCGAGATGGCGACGACGCCGACGACGACGCTTCCCAATCCGTTCGCGCTCGACGCGCCGACCAACCTTTCGCTCGTCGCCGACGGCACTACGCAGCTGGTGCAGGCGGACGGCACCGCGCTGCCGCGGATCAAGGTCTCGTGGTCAGCGCCCGCAGAGCAGTTCATCCAAGCGGGCGGGTCGGTCGGCATCGATTACAAGGAGAGCACGAGCACGACGTACCTGACGTGGACGACGGTACCGGGCGACCGCACGCTCGAGTACATTTCGTCGGACGTGAAGATCGGACTGGGCTACGACGTCCGCCTCTACGGACTGTCCTACTTTCAAGTCGCGACGAGCTACGTGACCGCTAGCGTCACCGTGGTCAAGGACACGACCGCGCCGAACGCCCCGACCTCGCTCACCGCAAACGTCGGCACGGGCCGCGCCGTCTCGCTTGACTGGGCGGACAATACCGAGGCGGATCTCTCCGAGTACGGCGTGTACCGCAACACGACCAGCGTGACTCCGGCCAACGCGAACACCGACAAGATCGCCGAGGTCCGCGCGTCTCGCTTTGTCGATACCGAGGTCGCGACCGGCACAACCTATTACTACTGGGTCAACGCTTACGATATGCTCGAGAACGTGAGCGGGTTCTCGAACCGCGCGCAGGCAATCGCGACCGGCGTCACCGCGGGCTCGGTTGACACGACTCCGCCGAGCACGCCGAACGCGCCGACGTTCTCGAGCGAGACCACGTACATTTCAAGCGATGGGACTTCGCTCGCACGCATTACGATCACCGCTCCCGCAATGCCGACCGGCGGGGCTTTGCTCTCGATCCTCTTCCGTCGCTCGGGCTCTAGCGAGTGGCAGATTGGCGACCTTGTCGGCAGCGGCTCAATCGCAGTCTCGATCGACGACCTCACGCCCGGTCAGGCTTACGAGTTCGCGGCGCGTGCGATCAGCAATTTCGACGTGGCGTCCTCGGTATCGGCGACGCTCTCAAGAACGGCACCGAATAACACCACCGCGCCCAACGCGCCGACCGTCGCCTATTCAAGCGGCGAATACGCGGACCCGGTGTTTCAAGGTCAAATCCCGATGTATGCAATCGGGGTCTCGGTCACCGCGCCTAGCGACAAGGATGTCGCCTACGTCGAGGCAAAGATCGTCACAACGAACAGCTCCTCCGCGACGGCTGCGGCTTGGTATGCAAACGGAAACCTCGCCTTGTTCAGCGGTCCGATCAATCCGTCGCAAAATCAAATCATCTACTTTTACGACGTTCTCGGAACGACCGGCGGCTACGGTTTTGTTCGCGTCGTTTCGCGCTCGGGCACCGGCTCATCGTGGCAGGCGCTAGGGCTAGTGACTGGATCGCCGTCGCTCATCAAGCGACCTATCGGCACGATCTCAAAGTACAACGACAACGACGTAACCACGACCGGCCTCAAGACGGGCGGCGGCTCGAGCACGCGGCAGGTCAATGTCCGGTACGAGGTCTCCGAGGTCAAGTCGCTGACCGGCGGCGCCGCAACCGAGACGATCAACATCGACACGACGAACCGCGGCTTCAGCGCGAAGCCCGACGCGGGCTGGATTCAATGCGCGAGCGACTCGAACATCATCGGCGTTTACGATTTCGACAACGTCTCGAACTCATCGACGACCTCTTACTTCGATCTCCGCACGGTTGACGGGACGAACATCCCGGCGGGCAACCAGCGATTCAGCATCGGCCTTGTCGATTACTCCTGACCTATGGCTCTCCAGAAAACCTTCGTCCTCCCGAGCGGCGTCTCGGGCAACTACATCCGCTTAACCGCGCATCGCTGGGACCGGCAGGCGCGCGAGGCGGTCGCGTGGTTCTCGCTCTACGTGGACGCGGCTGCGGCCTCAAGCGGCAAGGCACCGCTCACGCCGTGGATCGCGAAGCTCTGGCTGACCGGCGCGAAGTTCGACGCCTACCTGAGCAACCCCGACCTCGAGTCGCCCGGCGTGCTCGCGCAACTCTACGCCGCGAGCAAGGCGGAGCCGATTAGCTGCGACTTCGGCAGCGACGCCTTTGCCGACGCGCTCGACGTTTAGCTCAAAAAAGATTCCACCTAAGTCGTTGCCCGCGCGCGCCTTGCGGCGTGGCCGTGGAGAAAGTGCGGATTGAGCTTTTGTTTTGTCACGGCTCTGGTAGGGTCTGCGCCGTGAACAACAAAGCCCGCCTCACCTACCGCTACTCGCCCGCCTGCTTGAGCGACGGCGAAATGAGCTACAACTGCTGGTACACGGTATACGACCGCTCCGGCCGCATCGTCATCGAGACTGCCTGCGAGGACGAGGCCAACCAAGCGGCCGAACAGTTCACCGAGATCAGCTATGCCGAGCGGGAGGGCGCGTCGTGATCTTTAAACTTTCAATCGGCTACACTACCTCAAGCGGTGACGGTGATACCGAGTCTGTCGAGTTTTTCGACAGCCGCAGTCAGGCGCTCGATGCCGCGCGCGAAGTAGTCCCAAGCCTGCGCATTGTCACTCGCGACGGATCATCCCGCACCGACGAGGTGCTGGTGGAGGAAGTCGATGAGGACGGCGAGCCGATCAATCAGCCGATCTTCTGGGTCCGCGGCAACGGGGAGGTGATATCGTGAT